CCGCCGGGATCACTTCGTACTGAAGTACGTGATGACATTCCTGCTCAACTCAGCGAAGGTGAATTTGTTTTTCCTGCAGACGTAGTGCGTTATATTGGCCTTGAAAACTTGATGCGTATGCGCCAAGAAGCAAAGCAAGGCTTGGCACAAATGGAAGCTATGGGTCAGATGGGCAATAGTGAGGAAGCTGTTGTAGAAGATGACTTACCTTTTGACATGTATGACCTTGACATTGAAGAAGAAGACGAGTATAATAATATGGCTGTTGGTGGTATGCCACAACAATCTCAACCAATGAAAGACTCTAGAATACAATCTGGTTATGTTACGTATCAAGGTCAACGTGCGCATATAGGTGATTTATCCACTATACCAGAAAGTATGAAAGATGAAGTGGAGATTGAGTACACATGAAAAAAGGTAATAATGTAAACTCACAAACTGCACAAGCTTTTCAATTAGGTGGAACTGTACAACTTCCCGGTTTTACAGGTGTGCAAACTACCCAACCAACTGCTCCAACTACAGGTTACAGACCTTATGTACAGCCCATACAAGCTGCTTCTAGTCAATTTGTTCCTCAATTTACGGGTGTGCAGTATACAGCAGCAACAGGAACAACTAATTTTCCTACCTTTGCAGATACTGTAGGCAGAAATCCCGGTCAGTATGATGAACTTAGAACATATGTAAATGATGCAGGGCAGACACTACGGATACCTTTTAAAAATGGTCAGCCTATTTATCCAATCCCGTATGGCTATAAATACCAAGCAGAGGAAGATGTAACACCAACAGATACATCCACGGTGCCTACAACCGTAGTTGGGCAAGATGATGGAGGCGGTGCTGGTAATAATAGTGGTGTAGGTGTATCCGGTGCTGTTCAAGGACCAGCAGGCGGCCCAACTGGAGTTGCTGGTTTAACATCTGCTTTTAGTGGTTTAGGTGATTATTTTAGCGGAAAACCAGCAAAAGCAGAACCATATGGCGGCACTACTCTAGGCAGTTTAAATGCGCAGGGTATGGTTTCTTATGATTCACAAGGAAATGTAATAGGACCATCTGTTACAGATTTTTCAAATAATATTGCAGGTGTACAAGATGCTTTAGGTGTATACGGAACTGGGCCTATTAATTTAGGTATAGTTGGTAGTATGCTTATGGGAAATCCTTTAGGCGCACTTGCCTCTGCATCAGGTATTGGACCAAGTTCAGAAGCATTTGGTCAACCCGCACCTACAGGACATGGAGCATATTCTACAAAAGATTTATCTGATTACGCAAAAGGTACAATGAGTAAAACTCGACAAAATGAACTTGGTATTGCTATGAATCAAAACCAAGCATTTGCACGTGCGCAAGTTCAAAGGGCTATTGGCACACCTATTACTGGAATCGTAGGATATAAAAAAGGGGATATTAGTCCAATTACAGGAACTCCAGTAAATTCCTATGGGCAAGTAGTTAATTTTCAAGGTAGCACTACTGGAGTAGACCCCGGATTTGCTAGCATGGGTGATTGGATGGACGCAATGAAAGCGGGTCTGAAATCTGGATATTATGGTGGCTTTAAAAGCAAAGCAGAAGTTGCTATGATGACAGATAAACAAAAAGCCTTATATGCCGCATATGCTACAGAACGTGGTGCTAATCCTAATGGACAAGATGCAGGTGCCGGTAAAGCTGCAGAAATTGGTTTGGGTGATCCAGAGAGAGGTGAAGTTTCTGCAACACCGGGTGGTACAGCAAAAGGTACACCCGGACCTACATCGGGTCGTGCTGACTATAGCGGCGGTTATCAGGGCTTTGATGAAGCAGAAATGTCAGATATGGCTGAAGCGGAAGCACAAGAAGCAGACGAGGCATCAGGCGGCGGCGGCGGTTATGGTTCAGATAGCGGCGGTGTTGGCGGCGCAGGGGACATGGGCGTTATCTGTTTAACTGAAGACATGAAAGTCAAACGCAATGGTGTTATTGACTTTGTAACTAACGTAAAAGTTGGCGACATTGTAGATAACACAGTAGTCACAGAAGTACTATACAAGCATATGCGTGAAGGTTACTATGTAGTCAACGGCGAGTTAAAGATTACCAATGACCACCCTGTACTTGCCAATGGCTCGTGGAAACGTACAGAAGACTTAGTGCTTGGTGATTACATTAATAACGTAGAAGTAACATCACTTGAGTACGTAGAGCAAGTAACACCGACAGTTTATATTGGTACAGCAGATGACCGCTATGATGTATATACAGAAGGCGAAGTCTACACAGTGCATGGACAATACAAAAATGCATTGAAGAAAGCTGCGTAAGAGGCTTAAATCTTACAATCAGTTGGCTACTCACTCCCCATCTCCCCGACAGGTGTATGGCTACGGTGGCCCCAACAAAGGAATAGACAATGAACGATACAATTATGGCTGAAGAAATGCAGTCACCAAAGAAAGTTGCGTTTGCAAATCGTAAATACACTAATGAAGAAAAACGCAAGATGGAAGAAGAAGAATTAGAACAGTTGATGAAGGAACAAAAAGGTGAAGTAGAACAAGAAGCTGCTGAACCACAAGAAGCTGAACCTACAAACGCAGAAGAAAAAACATTTAAAAAGCGTTACTCTGACCTGCGCAGGCATCAACAGCAGCAAGCTGATGAGTTTAAAAAAGAGATTGAAGCATTAAAATCTCAACTAAGTCAGGCAGCACAGAAAGAAATGAAACTGCCTAAGTCTGATGAAGACATTGAACAGTGGGCGGCAGACTACCCAGATGTAGCAGCCATTGTTGAAACAATTGCAATGAAGAAAGCACGTGAACAAGCTACTGCGCTTGAAGAACGCTTTAAAGCAGTTGATGAGATGCAGTACAGTGCCAAGAAAGAAAAAGCTGAAGCTGAACTAATGCGACTGCATCCTGACTTTGATGAGATCCGTGACAGCGATGACTTCCACAATTGGGCAGAGGATCAACCTAAGTGGGTACAAGATGCGTTGTATGATAATGATAATGACGCACGGTCTGCAGCACGAGCAATTGATTTGTACAAGGCTGACATGGGTATTGCTAAAAGCAAACCTGCTAAAGATAAAGATGCAGCTAAGTCGGTATCTACAAAGAACTCAAGAAGTAGACCACAAGATGATGAGTCTTCTACTTACTTGAAGGAATCACAAGTACAAAAGATGTCACCTCAACAGTATGAGAAGATGTCTGACGAGATCATGGAAGCTATCCGTAGTGGTAAGTTTATCTATGATGTATCTGGCTCCGCTAGATAATATATAAAAAAGTGTTGACAAATAGTTATTTTTACGTATAACTATAGTCAGAATAGTGTAACTGTATTGCGCAATATGGTTACACGACAATTCGCAAACAGCAAAGTCTTACGGATTACCTGAAGAACATGGCCCGTTGAATAGTAGGGAGGCCACCTTACTAAGATACGCACCCAAGTGAATCAGCCTCTGATTAGTCTTGTGAGTTTGTATCTGTGAAATGCTATAAAATTAGGAGAAAATATCATGGCTTTTACTACCGCAGCCGGGTATGGTAACCTTCCTAACGGCAATTTTAGCCCAGTAATTTACAGCAAACAGGTGCAGCTTGCGTTCCGCAAGTCAGCTGTTGCTGAAGCTATCTCAAATTCCGACTACTTCGGTGAGATTGCTAACATGGGCGATTCCGTGAAGATTATCAAGGAACCCGAAATCACAGTCAAGGCTTACGCCCGTGGTACAACCATCACGCCGCAAGACATTGACGATGAAGACTTCAACCTGACCATCGACAAAGCTAACTACTTTGCGTTCAAGGTTGATGACATTGAAGAGGCACACTCACACGTTAACTTCCAGTCACTGGCAAGTGATCGTGCTGCGTATCGCCTTGCTGACCAGTTTGACCAAGACGTTCTTGGCTACTTGTCAGGTTACAAGCAGTCTGCTCTACATGCAAATGCTGACACAGTAAATACAACCGTTAACGGTTCTGTTGCTGTAGCAACTGCGGGTACAGACGAACTGCTTGCCAGCATGAAGCTGGACGCAACTGACTTTGCTGGCACAGGTGTTGCTGGTCAGTCAATCTCAATCCTGCCACGTACAGGTGCAGGTGCCGTTCCAACTGGTAACGGTGAAGCAAACCCACTTCAGGTCATTGCTCGTATGTCACGTCTGCTAGACCAGCAGAATGTTGACACACAAGGCCGTTGGTTGGTTGTTGATCCTGTATTCATGGAAGTTCTGAAAGACGAAGATTCACGTCTGCTCCAAGCAGATTGGGGTGGGTCAGGTCTGCAGAACGGTTTGGCTCTTCCAAACCTGCATGGCTTCCGTGTTTACGTTTCGAACAACTTGCCATCAATCGGAACTGGTTCGGCTACAACTGGTGGCATGAACGCCTCTAACTTTGGCGTAATTGTTGCTGGTCATGATTCATCTGTTGCAACAGCAGAGCAAATCAACAAGACCGAAACCTACCGTGACCCTGACAGCTTTGCTGACATTGTTCGTGGTATGCATTTGTATGGTCGCAAGATTCTTCGTCCTGAAGGTCTTGTTAACGCCATCTACAACTTGGCTTAAGGGGGGATTTAGACATGGCTAACATTACCGCACTTCTTCATCCCGCTTCAGGGAACTCACAGCGTGGACGTAACCCGTACTACGTTGATGTGACCATTGACCTGACCACAAATAGCATTGCTCCCGGCGATACTATTCAGGCAATTACCGTACCTGCTAACACTCTGATTATGGGTGCTGGCTTCCAAGTTGTTGAGTCTGCTACCATGAATACTGGTACAGATGCTACTGCTGCTCTTGGCTTCACTGGTGGTGACGTTGATGAGTTTGCTGCAGCACTCGACATTGACGGTGCATCAGACGGAGATTACGCTCCACAGGTTGCAATTGATGGACTAGCACCATCTACAACTGCTGACACAATTGATTTTGTATTGGCTGGTAGTGGTGCATCATTTACGGCTGGTAAGCTACGTGCTTATGCCATTATGATGGACATCAGCGATCAAGGTGATACGACTGCTAACGAAGTAGATCGTGACACCCTTGCCTAAATAATGTGTTGGGGGCAGGGCAACTTGCCCCCTCACTTCTATGAGATTTAATAAAGGACGCACAAATCATGGCAATCACAACTGCAATGTGTAACAGCTTTAAGACAGAACTTCTTGGCGGTGTCCATGATTTGGATACAGACTCTTTGAAACTGGCTTTAATTAAAGCATCACCTGCTGGCACATATAATGCCAGCACAACTAATTATTCAGATGTCACAGGTAACTCTGATGAAGCATCTGGCACAAACTATTCTGCTGGCGGTCAGGTACTAGATGGCGCAACTATTTCGCTTGATGGTTCTACCGCTATTGTTGATTTTACAGATGAAGTATTCGCTGACGTTACTGTGTCTGCTGACGGTTGTATTATTTATAACGCAGGACAAAGTAATAAAGCAATTGCTGTTATTGACTTTGGTGGCACAGTAAGTGCTACTGCTGGTGACTTGACTATTGAATTTCCTACCGCTGATGCAAGTAACGCTGTAATTCGTATAGCGTAAGGAAATAAGCTGTGGCAGATACCGTACTAAACTCCGCTGTATATGGCGTAGGCGTTTACGGAACTGCAAAGTACGGACGCATTGAAGTTGTTGTTTACAATCTAGATGCGGCTACTGCAACAGGAAGTATTGGCAGTCTTACCGTAAACACTACTGCAGGTATTTCCGGTGTTAGCGCAACAGGCACAATTGCTCCTGTAGTTGCTGGTGGGTTTGAAATTGACATTAGCGAAGTTATTTCTGCTGGTGTTAGTGCAACAGGTGCAGTCAATACTGTACAAGTAAATGTAACAGAGATACTAGATAGCGCAAGTGCTACAGGTGCAATAGGCACACTAGCAATTAGCAACACTGTTACACTTACAGGTGTTCAAGCCACAGGTGCTGTAAACACTGTAGAAGATAAACCAACAGAGGTTTTAAATAGTGTAAGTGCTACTGGTACTGTAAATGTAGTACAAATAAATGTAGCAGAATTACTTGCAAGCGTAACTGCAACAGGTTCTATAGGAACATTAGAACATAGTAACACAGTAACGCTAATAGGCGTACAAGCTACAGGTACTGTCAATACACTTGAAGAAAAGCCTACTGAAGTATTAAACAGTGTAAGTGCTACAGGTGCTGTTGGGGATAACTTTACATTCTCTAATACACATGCACTAACAGGCATACAAGGCACAACAGCACTGGGAACAATTGTAAAAACTGCTGAAGTATTTAATTTCCAAGCTGTAGCAAATCAATACAGTCGTGCTAGAACAATTAAAATACCACGAGCAGCATAATGACTACAGCAGCAGAAAGAACAATAGATATACCGTTTGAAAGCAGGAAAGTGTATATTCCTCGTGGTACAACTTCAGATGACAGAACGGTACTGATTAAGTTTGAAAGCAGAACTGTTTATATAGAAAGACAATCTACATCTGCTGAACGTACTGTGATGATAACGGAGTTATACTAAATGTCGTATCGTTGGCCTATTAAAGATAAAGATGAAACACTTGACTACAGTGCTGATTGGTCACGTTTTCTTGATGCTGCAACAATTAGTTCTGTACAATGGTATGTGCAAACAGACAGCATTGGCAAGACACTCCTTGCATCTGGACAAGATTTAACAACCGCTTCTGGTGGTACGGTTACTGACAGTATTCAAAATGTTTCTCAATCAAATACATCGACAGTAGCTACAATTAATATTGGCAGCGGTGTAAATAATCGGGAATATACATTTACATGTCGCATGACAGACAGCACAGGCAGTACTGCAGAGCGTACTATTAAGCTACGTATTAGAGAGAAGTAAAATATATGGCGTATGAATTTCTTGGTCTAGTAAATGACATTAACAGACGCTTAAATGAAGTTGAACTAACTTCTGCAAACTTTGCTACTGCCGCAGGTTTTTATGGGCAGGCAAAAGATGCTGTCAATGCTTCTATACGGTATATTAATCAGTCACAGTACGAATGGCCCTATAATCATGTAGAGCAAGAAGATATATTGTCAGTGGGCGTAGCCCGTTATCCATTTCCTACGGATTGTAAAGTAATTGACTTTGACACCTTTAGAATTAAAGAGGATACTACACTAGGTAACAACACAGTTAAATTACCTATTTTATCTTACGAAGAATATCTTGACAAGTTTGTCGATCAAGAGTATAATAGTTCTTCAACAACTATAGGACAGGGTGTTCCTCAGTTTATATCTCAAGCACCATCTCTTGAATATATTGTAACTCCTGTACCAAATAATGCATATAAACTCATATATGAATATTATCGTATTCCTGTAGACTTGGCATTGTATGATGATGTGCCAGTTATTCCTGAAAGATTCAGACATATTATTGTAGACGGTGCAATGCACTATGCCTATCTTTTCCGTGGCAACACACAAGATGCTTTGGTTGCTAAAGAAAAGTTTGAAGAAGGTATTTCGCATATGAAGTCTATGCTAATCAATCGTTATAATTATGTACGTTCTTATCTAATTGTGCAAAACACTGGTGGGGGCGGTAGAACAGGCTATTCAAGGCTTCCTCTGTAATGGACAAATGGCAAACTTATCCTGTAGAATTTCGTGGTGGTTTAGTAACAAATTTAAGTCCTTTACAACAGGGCATAAATGCACCCGGTTCTGCTCGTATTCTTCGTAACTTTGAACCATCCATTGAGGGTGGTTACAGGCGCATTGAAGGCTATGATAAGTATGACCCAGCAATTATACCACCTTATGGTGAGCCTGTTGTACACGGAGATGGACAAAGCGGCACTGGCTTAATACTAGGCGCAATACACACTACACCAGTAGCAGGTGATGGATTATCACTAGACGGTGGTGAAGTAGACGGTGCAGCGCAGACAGGCACAAGCCTAAACGTAGACGGTTTAGATGTAGCACCATCAGCAAGTGACACATTTACTATTGCAGGTGACACAACAGTATACACAGTCAGCGCAGCAACGGCTCTTGTAGGTACGGCATCTACACTAACGATTACACCAGCTATTACTGTAGCACCCGCAGATAACGCAGTCCTTTCGTTTAGATATACTATAGCATCTGGTGGCGTATCTTTTGATGCTACAAATAACAGAGCAACACTTACGCTAGATCAGACAATGGTGGTTAATCCATCAAATGCAGACGTAGTTACATTTGTAAGCACTGTATCTGATTACAACGCAATTGGTGTAGCAAGCTGGGAAGACCAAGCAATTGTAGCTAAAAATGCAGACGTGTTTAAGACATCAGGCAGTGGCTTTACAAAGATAAATGTCTATGACTATGGCGCACCACTTGTAGATGGTGCAGCCCAAACAGGAACTAGCCTAGTTGTAGATGGCATTACAGGCATACCGCAAGCAGGTGATGTATTTAAGATTGCAGGTATTGACCTTGTATATACCTTGACTGCAGATGCCGTAGTGACAAGTGGGGCAGCAACACTAGCAATTGACCCAGCACTTGCAAGTAGCCCAGCAGATGATGCTGTAATTACATTTATCTCTATCAATAGAGAAGGCGCATCTAAAGTACGGTTTGCTAAATATAACTTTAGTGGCACTGAAAAGATAGCAATAGTAGATGGAGCAAATGCTCCTGCACTATATGACGACAATGACTTTATTGTACTGAATGATGCACCAGCAGATGTAGTAAGTGCTACACATGTAGTAGAACACAAGAAGTCACTGTTCTTTGGTAAGGGTACTACACTTTCATTTACAGCACCTTATGCAGATGATAGCTTTGATGTAGCAGCGGGTTCAGGTTCCATCAATGTAGGTGGCACAATTACAGGACTGGTTGTTTTTCGTAATCAGCTGATTATTTTTACAGAGAAAAACATTCAGCAGTTACTTGGTAATACACTTGCAGACTTTAATCTGCAGCCAATCACAAGAGATATAGGTTGCCTTGAAGGTGACACAATACAAGAGATTGGCGGGGATGTAATGTTCCTTGCACCAGATGGATTAAGACTATTAAGTGCAACAGAACGAATTGGCGACTTTGGACTTGCTGCAGTATCTAAAGTTATTCAGCCAAACATGACTAGGTTTATTGCGGCAAATACAGACTTTACTAGCTGTGTAATTCGTGAGAAGTCACAATACAGAATACTAGGCTTTAACACAAACATTACACAAGAAAATGCTCAAGGCATTATTGCCACACAGTTTGCTGAACAAGGCGGTGCTGGTACAGGGTTTGCAGAAACACGTGGTATACGTGCTTATGTAGCAGACAGTAATTACAATGAAGCTGTAGAAGTTGTGCTGTTTGCAAATGATGATGGCTACTTATATCAGATGGAGGCAGGCAATAGTTTTGATGGGCTTAATATTCAAACAACATTTGCTACACCACATCTGCCAATTCAAGACCCAAGAGTACGTAAGACATTTTACAAATTATTTCTTTACACAGACCCACAAGGTAGTGTAAACTTTGATGTAAGTCTTAAACTTGATTTTGATACACAAGGAACAATTCAACCTGCCCCAATTAGTTTTGCAAACACATCAGGTGTTGTAGGCTTTTACGGAGTAGGAACATTCGGAACTACAAGCTACGGAACAAAACTGTTAAAGTTATTTGAAACACAGATTATAGGTTCAGGATTTGCCGTTTCATTTCAGTTTGAATCAGACGGCACAGACCCACCATTTTCACTGGATGCAATCACAGTTGAGTATGGTATTCATGACAGAAGGTAGAGGACACTATGGGTACAGGCTACACTCGTAACGACACCAGTAATAACATTGCTGATGGTAACATTATTAATGCGTCAGACCTTGATGGTGAATTTGATGCGGTAGAATCCGCATTTAACTCATCAACAGGTCACACGCACGATGGCACAGCTGCAGAAGGTGGAGCAATCACAGTTGTTGGTCCAGTACAAGACCTTGTTGTAAGTGCCACCGAAGTTAAACCAAAGACGACAAATACACTTGACTTGGGTACATCAGGCTTGCTCTATAAAGATGCATACCTGCAAGGCAATATGTATTTCCGTGATACTGCACTTAAGATTGTATCAAGCGCAGATGGTCAACTTGATATTGATGCCGATGTTGAACTGGAACTTGTAGCCCCCACAGTTGACATTGATGCCTCTACTGCTGTAACTATTGACACTGCCACACTCACAATTACAGGCTCTGCTAACATAGTTGGTGACCTAGACGTTGATAATATCAACATCAATGGTAACACCATTATCAGTACAGATACAAATGGCAACATTGCCCTGACACCTAATGGTACAGGCGAAGTTGACATTAGCAAAGTAGACATTGACAGTGGTGCTATTGATGGTGTAACACTTGGAACTAACTCTGCTGTAACTGAAGCCCAAGTTGACAACATCAACATCAACGGCAACACCATCATCAGTACAGACACTAACGGTGACATTAACATATCGCCAGATGGAACTGGTACTGTTGTAATTGATACAGACCTAGACGTTGACAACATCAACATCAACGGAAACACCATCTCAAGCACCGACACGAATGGTAACATTAACCTTTCACCGAATGGTACAGGGGTTGTTGCGTTGTCTTCAACTGACCTGACCTTTGGCGACAACGACAAAGCCATCTTTGGTGATGGGTCTGACTTGCAGTTGTACCACGATGGGACAAATTCATTTGTGTTAAATACTGTTGGCGAATTAGTTATTCGTAATCTTTCTGATGACAAAGATATTTTCTTACAGACCGATGATGGCTCTGGTAGTTCAGTTGCTTATGTTCAGTGTGATGGCAGTACCGGCGAAGTTAAGTTAAACCATTATGGTTCAACCAAACTGACCACCACCGCCACAGGCGTGGATGTCACTGGCACTGTGGCGGCTGATAGGCTTGATATTGATTATGGCGTAGCTAGTTCAGCAGCAGCACTTATAGACCATACGGATACCGCTAATGGAAATGGTGTATTAATTACAGCGGGTGGTTCAAACAGCGGTAAATACGTTTTACACGGTCGTGATGGCTCTGGTAATAGCAGGTTCTATGTATCATCCAACGGCAACGTGGGCATTGGAGAAGACGCACCCTCAAGTCTTTTGCATATGACTGGTGCTTCACCCCAATTACGCATTGAAGCATCGAGTGGAAACTCCCAGATAAACTTTGCAGATACAGCGGACTCAAATATAGGCATTTTAGCCTATGACCATTCTGTTAATGCAATGTGGTTTAGAACTAACGATAGCGAAAGGATGCGTATCGACAGCAGCGGCAACGTGGGCATCGGAAATACGAACCCAACCTACAAACTATCCATTTTAGAAAATGGAAATAACTTTATACAATTCCTGCAAACTGGAGATGGTGTAGCAGGTTCACTGATTGGTAGAAGTAGTAGCACAAATCTGCGAATACAAAATTCTGAAAATGCTGCTACTGAATTTTGGACAAACAACACAGAACGTATGCGCATCGACAGCAGCGGTGATTTAAACATTTTAAGTGGAAATAGCCTTCGTGTGGGCGGCACTACTGATGAATCTGCGACAGGAGTTGTTAATGCTGGCCTTGTTTATTTCCGCAACTCCAACACGCCTTCAGGCGAACGGTTTCAGCTTGACTGCGAAGGTTCAGCCACCGGACAAACTCTTACAGCGTATTACTATAACGGTACTAACTATAGAAACCGTATGAGTATTGCCGGTAATGATTCGGGTGTAACAGTCTTTAATGAGTCAGGCCAAGACATAGATTTCCGAATTGAAAGCAGCCTTCAATCTAATGCTTTCTTTGTTAATGGTGGAACAAGCAACGTAGGCATCAACCGTGCGCCATCTTACGAACTAGATGTTGGTGCGGGTAATAATGCTAATTCCGAAATTCGGATACTCGCTGGTAGTGACAGCGGCGCAGATGCCGTTTTGAGATTACAATGCCAAGCAACTGCTGGAACAAGAGATAGTGCGATTTATTTTGGCGATAGTTCAAATACTTCAATTGGTCGGATTACATATGGTCACGAAAATAACGATTTTCGGATTTTTACTAATGGCACGGAATGCCTCCGCATCGACAGCAGCGGCAACTTGCTGGTGTCAACAACTGATTCTACACCATCTACAAATAACAATGCCAGTGGGATTGCAATAAGAAACACTGGACAATTAAACGCTTCTTGTGGTTCTGAAGCACCATTAGATATAAACCGAACCTCAAGTGAAGGCACACTTGTATTATTTCGCACTGGAGGAACACTTCAAGGACGTATGGGTGTCACAAACACTTATGTTTATCTTGGTTCAGATTGTGGTATTCAGCCAAGAGCATCAGACATTGTTCCAACAGATAGTGTGGGAGGTTTAAGTGATAACAATATTGATTTGGGCGACCCTAGCGCAAGATATGACGACATCTACGCAACCAACGGCACTATCAACACATCTGACGCTAATGAAAAGCAGCAAATCGCAGCACTAACTGACGCTGAAGTAACAGCGGCTAAAGCTATCAGCGGCTTGTTCAAAACATTCAAGTGGAACAGCGCAGTCGAAGCAAAGGGCGATGCAGCTAGAACACACGCTGGCGTAATTGCACAGGACGTTCAAGCAGCTATGACTGCCGCTGGCTTGGACGCTGGTGACTATGCGTTCTTTATCGCATCAACTTGGTGGGAAACACAGACAGAGGTTCCAGCTGTTGAGGCTGTCGAAGCTGTAGAGGCAGTTTATGAGGATGTTATTATTCCAGCGGTTGAAGAAGAACTTGATGAAGAAGGCAACGTCATTGTTGAGGCGCAACCAGAACGCACTGAACAACGTCTTGTTAGTGAGGCTATCGAGGCCGTAGAAGCCGTTGATGCCTACACACGCACTGACGCTTACGACACAGCCGAAGAAGCACCAGAGGGTGCTGTTGAACGCACACGGCTTGGCATCCGCTATCCTGAGTTGCTGGCCTTTGTCGGTGCGGCAACTGAACAGCGGCTGGCTAATATTGAAACACGCCTTACAGCGTTGGAGGCTAACTAATGGCTAACACATACACATGGGATTTCCCAACATTAGACACAGCCCCTTCTGAAGATGGCTTGTCAGACGTAATCAAAACAATCCACTGGCGCATCACCGCTGTCAGTGACAGTGAGCAAGATGCAGAGGGTAACTATCTGTCAGCATCATCATACGGCACAGCATCCCCTGAACTAGACCCAGATAACTTTGTTGCATTTAACAGTGTGACAAGGGACTGGTGCAAAGAGAAGGTACTTGCTTCACTGGAACAAACAGAAGCTGACTTACAGGCAAATCTGGACACCCAGATTGACAACCTTGCTAACCCACCTATCGTACATAAAGTACCTGCTGGTTGGTAAGCGATGGAAATGACCAGCTTAATAGACACGTTACTTGCCCTAGTGTTGGCTGGTGGTGCGTGGTGGGCTAATGGTATTACCCGTGAACAGAAGCGCATCGAAATCTTGTTGAATAAAACAAGAGAAGACTATGCAACTCGCATGGAACTACGTGACGATATGCGGCAGGTTATGGATGCCTTGCATCGTGTCGAGGATAAGTTGGACAAAGTATTGAGTAGGGATTAAGTGAATGGCAATGTTTAAAGCATTTAAGCCTAGTGGCATGGAAAAGATAGCACGTTCTATGGGCTATCAAGGTAATATGCAAGGGTTTCAAGATTACTTAGCTAACAACCCTGCTCAACAGCAACAGATGGATTTGTATACCAATAAAGCCATGCAGATGGCTAAAGGTGGTATGGCACGTAAAAAGTTTGAAGCGGGCGGTGATGCTGGCGGTGATGTAGGTGAAGGTCCAACTTTTGCAGCAAAACATTATTATATTCCCGACCCAAGCGACCATAAAGAAAGTATAAGAATACGTGTTGGCTCTAGGCAAGACACTGCTGAAACTAGAAGTAGAGCAGGATACAGTGAAGACACTGCCCTTGCATTTAGACAATTAAAACCTTACGATGTTCGTGTGGCTGAATATGAAGCACAGAAAAAACAAGAGCAAGAAGATTTACTTGCCCAACAACAAAAAGACTATGATGCTGCTATGCAACGTAGAAAGGAAGAAGAAGAGCGTCAAAAACAAATAAACGATCCCTCTAAAATGGTTGCAAAAGGTATTTATAAAGAAAACCCTAGACCTGATATTATGAGAGCGTACCCCGCTGTAGAACCACCAGAAGGTTTTCAGTATGCTTATAATGAAATTGGTGAGCGTATCACTGTGCCTATTGATTTTGGCGGTTGGACTAGTATTTCTGATTCAAATCAACAACAACAAAACGCTACTATGACACCTGAACAACAACAACAATACTCACAACAAGTTGCTGCTCAGATGCAGAATAGGCAAACGCAAACTTCGATACAACCAACGCAAACTGCACAAACTGCACAAACTGCACAAACTGCACAAACTGCACAAACTGGACAAACTGCACAAACTGGACAAACTGCACAACAAACTTTCATACCGCCTATCTATCAAGCACCTTATTTATCA